GCAATGATACAATCACATAATTTTTGGTTCCCAGACTATGACGACCATTTCCCAAGGATGCTTAATAAAAGTATATTAAAAGACGGCGTTGCTAGATATCAATGGCGAGCAAGAGATGCGGCAATTGAGGCTTGTGGTCAACGGAGGGTATGTATTGATATTGGGGCAAATGTGGGGTTATGGTCTTGTGACCTGGTCAATGCGTTTGATCATGTTATAGCGTTTGAGCCTGTGGCAGAGTTTATTGAATGCTTTAAGAAAAATGTTTCCAAAACTAATTACACTATTCATCAAATGGCATTGGGTCAGACTGAAAGTTTTATAGAAATGAACATTGTACAAGGAAATACTGGGCACACTCACGTTGATCAAACTTCTATAGGCAAAGGCACTATTCCTTTGAAAACCCTGGATAGTTTTAACTTTGACAATATTGATATGATTAAAATTGACGTTGAGGGTTTTGAAGAAGAAATACTTGCTGGTGCAATGGATACTATCAAAAGAAACAAACCAATACTAGTTGTTGAACAACAAAAGCACGAGTATCAAAATGATATGAATGAAACTCCAGCAATTAAAATATTAGAAAATTGGGGTTATCAAGTAGTAGAACAATTTAACAAAGACTGGATTCTAAAATACAAAGGCGCTCTCTAATAAATTTCCATGCCTCCCCGCTGGCAACCTCGTCGTTATTCCAGTGACTTTGGCTAATTTTATTAATCCAATCTGTTCTATCATGCATTATTGGATTTTCAATTAATTTTAAACTAGTATTGCAAACTGGCCACGTTTGACTTTGTCTGGGCTCTATATCAGTTACAAATACAGGTATTCCGTAAACTAAACTAGCAATACCAGGACTACTGTTATATGTTACAGTTGCCCAACAGTTTTTTAAGTCATCAATCAAATCAGGCGATGCACTTACTGTGTATTGATTTGAAAATTTTAAATAATCCTGTTTTTTATCACCAGGATGTTTTCTAACTATTATTGGTCTATTAGAATATTTTTTAATCTTTTTAACAGTGTGATCTAGCCAGTCTTGAACGCTGGTACTGCCCATACTCCAACCGTCTACTCTCTGTAAACAAATTAAAATATGCTTTCCGGTAGTCCTATACTCTCGTAGTTTGATGTTCAATCGGTCACTAATAGATGGCCATCTTGATGCGTCTATTTTGTTATCAAAGTAAAAACCAGTGGTTGGAAATATACCATTAAGACTATAGCGTAGATAATAATTTGCCAGTTCAGCATTGGCAAATTGAAACAAATTGCTATCAATTACTATAACATTTTTATGATTGTCAAGTATACGTTTGCGTAATTGCAAATGTGGAGGGTTCGTATCTTTATGTACAAATCCTTGCATGACAGCAACATCGCAGGGGACTAAGTCAAATCCGTTAACCAATTCCACTTGATCTGACGATTTTAAAATGCCTTCGCCAAATCTTTTAAGAACTGCTAGTTTGGTTTCGCTTTTATTCTTTGGTATCGCTGATAGGTAAATTGCTATTTTCATTTAGTATTGACCAGGCATAGCCATTGGTCAACTCAGTTAAAGTAAATTGTGCATATGATAGATGTCTAAGTAATGCATCAACTTCATCAAGAGTTGGCACATATGGATTCTCGATTTCTTCTAATGATTTAGAACAAAGACTGTGGGCCGCGTTTGGTCCAAGTGTAATTGCTGGTTTGCCTAACATCAAAGACTCAACAGCGGCAATACTGTTATATGTTACTACACAATGTATATCCTGTGCTAATGCATCTTCAAATGTGTCTGTAGTAAGACGTTCAGTCCTTCCTTTTTTCAGTCTTATAACAATTTCTCTATCAGTATGTTTTTTAAGTTCCAGTAGAGTTTCTTCCATCCATTGATCTAAATCAAGATTAAAAAACATCATTACTTTGTCTGATGGCGGGCATAGCAATACCTTTGATCCTCGTCGAAACTTGCAAGGCTGATATCCAATTTTTCTTAATCGATCATCGGGCCGATCAACTATAGGACTTATATTTTGCAAATGATTAAAAGTTACCCGATGATAATTTTTTAATTTTAGTTTATTTCCAAAATATCCAGTGTCAATGTAATAAAATGGATTGCCAGTACCCCAACATTGATGAATGGCCTTCATTGATCTGATTCCTCTTACCACTAGCGGAACATTGACATTGTTTGAAATTTTATCATAAGCAGTTATTTGTCCGCCGGACCCAAGAATAAATCCCTGAATGTAAGGATCAAATTTCTGTCCTTTTTTAATTCTAACATGCTCGTCGGCCCAGTCACTCTCAATGCCATATAGTTTGTTATCTGTCAATTTGTTTACCTCGTCAATGATGCTTTGTTTTGTAGCAGTGTAATATTCACAATTTGCGTCTACACGATATTCTATTAGTTTATCTACTATTGAATTAATAGCTGGTGGAAGATTTTCATACTTATGTGGTGGCGGTACACTGGGGGTATCTGCTACAACCATCTTCTTACCACTCAGTGAGTTCATCGCAGAGACCACAAACTCTATACGATAGCCCTGGCTGACAGGCCACAGTTTGTATTGGAGCTCACGCGATCTCTCTGCATCGTCCCTGTTCTGCCATACTGTAGTGGATATAAGACGCTCGCCCAATTTGGTACGTCGATCAGTCTTGTATATGTACATGACGAGATTCTTTTCGTCCATCATTTAATCAATTCGCTGTTGACAATATTCTGTGAATAGTCTTTCTCTGTGCCACTCATCGCCTTGTGGTGTTGTGGCAAATTCATGGAAACATGGTGTGCCCAGTGTGTAATGTAACAGTTTGGCCTTGGGATTTACACCATATTCATCTGGTAACCAATTCCATTCAGGCGGAAGTTCACCTATGCGACTGTCATCCAACCATGTAAATCTATGTAATTCTGCACCTGTTGAATTTTGCACAAACTCTGGGGTTAATTTTCTGTTGGGAAAACTGTTACAATTCCATAGTATCACACTGGACCAATTTTTTCTAGGGTAATCTTCATTTTTACTGCCAAGATATTTGGTAGTCATCTTGGTTTTGTAATCATGCTTGACCACTAGTACATCTTTGCTGGTATCTCTTAATTCCCAAAGTTTAACGATATCATCGCGTAAAATCATGTCACCATCGATGAATATAGCAAACCCTAGATAACCCATGAGATGTGGTACTAAAAATCTAGTATAGATAAAATGATTGCTACCATCAGTGTGTGTTTCTTCATAGTCTTGAAATAGGTTCAATGCAATAGGCATAATAGCCACGGGTTGGCTAGCATGGCGTATGATGCTGTTGACACAAGTGTGGAATGCTATGGCCTCGCGTGGATCGTACCCTATAAAAATTGGTATTGGTTTCATTTTATTCGCTCAATGTCCTCTTCTTCACAACGAGCGCCGTACTGTATTTCTACAATGGTTGCTGGTTCGTTATAAGGGTTGCTTATTTTATGCCAATCACCAACTGCAACTTTATAGTAGTCATGTGTGTCTAATTTGCTGATGGGCAATTGATATCCTGAGTCTGTTTGGCTGTGTACTAACACACGCCCACTGCTGACATGCCAATATTCTGCTCGTTCTCGATGTCTTTGCATGCTCAGACTCTGTCCAGGATTAATTGTTAATTCTTTGACCTTGGTTCCAGGAACTTCGTGTAACACACGATAATATCCCCAGTCACGTAAAGTTTTAGGTGCTTTCCATTCCTGTAGGATCCAACTGCTTGAATTGGCCTTGTCAAAGCCGCCCACACCAAACACAAATTTAACATTGTTGTCATCTGTGTCCATCTCTGGAATGTTAGAGTCTGTGCGATCACCACCGTTGGCAAATATAATTTTACTTTGCGGATAACTCTGACGTACCATCCATATGGCATGTCGAGCACTACCATCACTGTCGTCAAAATCTATAACAAAGTCTACACCTACAATGTTTCGTACAATACTTGCACGTTCTTGGTAGGGCATGAAGGCTGAGCCTTTTTTACGAGCAAGCCAGGCATCACTGTTGACACCTACAATCAGAATATCACCCAATTGTCTCGCGGCCTGAAGATAATTGATATGACCAGAATGTATAGGGTCAAATCCACCAGTTATTAGTACAATCTTTTTCATACTAATATTTATATGCGTAGTTTATATCAGTTTAAGTTTTGGCTAGTATGATATCTTTGGTTGGATTATAAACTGGCGTTATTTCTTTATCATGATCAAATCATATTTGCTACCATACAGCAAAGGATTGATATCGCGGCGATCAAATGGAACCACACGATCCCACACAATATCTACATTCA